GTCGAAACGGGACGACGCCGAAGCGGTCGGAACGAGGGCAATCATGGAAAACGGGACAAGTCTTGACGAAATCTTCGGGGATGAATCCGGCCAGGCAGAAGCGCCGCCGCCTGAAACGATAGGGCAGCCGCGCGACGAACATGGACGGTTCGCACCGAAGGACACGGGCGACACAGAGACGGAGCAAGAGGCTCCGCAGCAGGAAGCGCCGCCGGCTTCCGAACAGGAACCATCCCACATTCCGGTAGCAGCCCTCAAGGATGAGCGGGCAAAACGGCAGCAGTACGAAGATCAACTTCGTCAGGCTACCGAACGGCTGCAGCAATACGAAGCCTATTTCGCGCAACAGCAAGGCGGGACGGAGCAGGAGCAGGAGCCTGACCCGGTTGAGTTCATCGCTCAGCAGGTCATGCAACGGCTCACGCCCCAGACCGAGGCGCAGATGCTCACCATGCGGGTCAATGTCGCAGAAGAGTTCGCGCGTCAGAAATGGGCCGACTATGACGAGAAGGTCGAGCACTTCAAGGAAGCTGCGAAGACCAATCCGTTCCTTCTGCAGGAATTGAGGACAGCGGCGAACCCGGCGGAATATGCCTACAACGCCGCGAACAAGATCCTCGAAGCCAAGCAGTATGGAACGGCTTCTCCGTCGCGCGAGCAGCTTGAGGCCGAAATCCGCCAGAAAATCATGGCTGAGATCGGCATGCCCCCAAAAGTCCAGGCTCCAACCACTTTAGCGAATGAGCGCTCCACCGGCTCAAGGTCTGGCCCCGCGTGGTCTGGCCCGACGCCTTTGGGCGACATTTTCGGACGTTAATCCCGGACCCGCGTCGCGATGACGCCGGCCCTCCCTTAGAAGGATATTTTCCATGGCAGACACGACTTACGCGACTGGGCTCCGCGTCCAGCAGTGGGAAGATTCGTTCTTCAAAGAGTATTGGCAGGACCGCTTCAAGGAGCTGATGGGCCAAGGCGAGAACGCGATCATCCAGGTCAAGGAGGACCTGACCAAGAAGGCCGGTGACTCGATCACCATCGCCCTTGTCAACCGCCTGACCAACGCCGCCACGACCGGATCGAATGTTCTGGAAGGCAACGAGGAAGACCTCGTTTCCCGTTCGATGCGGATTTACGTCGACAAGGCCCGCAACGGCGTGCGCGTGCCCGAGATGGCCGAGCAGACCTCAGCGATCAGTCTCCGCTCCGCTGCGAAACCGACGCTTCTGGACTGGGCGCAGGAATATACCCGCGACCAGTACATCACCGCGCTCGGCTCGCTCAACGGCACGGCGTTCCTGTCGCGCACCGCGGCTATCGCGGATGCGTGGCTGGTCGATAACGTCGATCGCACCGTGTTCGGCGCTTATGCGGCGGGCGGTTCGGCGGGCGGCACCGACCTGTCGGCGGACCTTTCGCAGCTCGACACCACCTCGGACCTGTTCAACGCGACCGCTCTGGACGCGATGGTCCTGCGGGCGAAGGTGTGCAGCCCGAAGATCAGGCCGATGCGGGACGGCGGCAATGGCCGGCGCTACTATGTCGCGCTCGCCAATCCGCACGCCTTCAAGAACCTGCGCGACAGCCTCGACACCGAGGTTCTGGCCTCGACGGTCAAGGAAGCGGAAGCGTCCAAGCTGTTCGACGGCGGCGACATCCTGTGGAACGGCGTGATCGTCAAGGAGATGGACAACATCCCGATCTACGCCAACCTTGGCAATGGCGGCACGACCGAGGTTACGCCGGTCTACCTGCTCGGCGCGCAGGCTCTTGCCCATGCATGGTGCAAGCGCTGGACCTCGAAGACCGAGGAGTTCGACTACGGCGACAAGCACGGCGTCGCGGTCGAGTCCATCATGGGCATCCGCAAGATCCTGTTCGGCACCGGCACGGGCGACACCGATGATCTTAAGGATCACGGCGTTGTGTCAGGTTTTTTCGCGACGACCGGCGCTGCGACCCATTCGGGTTCTGCGGCTGAACTCGCCTAACCTAAACCTCTAGGGCGGCTTCGGTCGCCCTTTCCTTTTCCGGAGAATTGAAATGGCGACTCTCACTGGCACGAAGGCGGCTGCGACCGCTCCTGTCCCCGGCTTGCCCGTCCCCACTGGGGTTCTCGGGGTTGCGTGGGGCATCTACAATCTGGCCGCGAACCCTTCGCAGAACGATGTCATCGAGTTCTGCAAGGTTCCCGCCGGCGCGACCGTTATCGGCGGCTTCCTTCAGGGCGCGGACATCGACACCGGCACCGAGGCATTCGACCTTGATATCGGATGGGCGGCGAACGGCACGGACGCGGCCGACACCGATGGATTTGGGAACTTCGGCGTCATGGACGGCGATGCTGTGGCACAGTTCCGGCCTGTCGCTGGCATCTATTACCCATTCGTCAACATCATTCAGGACGCGGGGTACAAAACCTTCGCCGCTGAAACCAAGATCATCGGCACGGTGAACGCCGCGGCGAACGCCGGCGGAACGGGCGTGCTCAAAGTCGTGGTCTTCTACGTCTGACCTTACGGGCGGGGCTGCGGTCCCGCCCCATTTACGGGAGGGCTGATATGAAGTTCCGCTTCATCGGCACCTACGCCAATGGCCACACGTCGATCGATGGGTGCGGCTATCGGTTTGACGGCCATGAGCCGACCGACGTTGATGGCGAGGAGGCTATCCGCCGCCTCTCGGGCAGCGTTGAGTTCGAGGTTGTTCACCCGCTCGACCACGATGGCGATGGTGAGAAGGGTGGCAGCCTGCCTGACGCCGTGGCCCCGCGCCGTCGCGGGCGCAAGCCGAAAGCCGCGCAGTGACGATCACAAGCTATTCCACCTTGGTTGACGCCATAGTGGACCGGATGAACGACAGCGCGCTTTCGGACTATGCGCCGGAGTTCATCCAGCTTGCGGAGGCATCGTTCAACCGCCGCCTCAACAACCTCGACATGGAAGGCACCGCGACCATCGACGCGGCGGAGTCGATCCCGTTGCCCACGGATTTCAAGGGCGCGATGTCGATCCGCATCGACGACGAGGCCCCGCTTCGCCAGTTGTCGGCGGACGACATCCAGCAGAAATGGCGTGATCAGACGGGCAGGCCGGTCAACTTCGCGATCTACGGTGGGGATATCCATCTCGCGCCCGATCCGAGCGATGGCGATTACACCGTCACGATGACCTACCTGCGGACGCTGACGCCCCTGTCCACATCGAACACGTCGAACTGGCTCCTGGAGCAGCACCCCGACCTGTACCTGTTCGGGGCGCTCGTCGAGGCAGAGACGCGCGGCTGGAACAACGACCAGGCGCTTTTCTACAACAGCCGCGTCGAGGGTATGCTTACCGAGATCAACATGCACGATGCCCGAAGGCGTCGCGGCAATCTCACCGACGCTGTCGCCGTCGATTATTTCTGAGGTGACCCATGCCAGCTGAATGGACGGCGGTCGATGACGCCGATGCCTATGCCGGTTCGTTCTATTGGGACCGCGGCTATGTGGTCGATCAGGAATGGACGCTCATCCCCGGCGCGGACGGGGACTGAGCGTGAAGTTCGGCGAGTGGCTGCCTGATCTCCCTGCCTATGGGCATGATGGGCTGACGGTCGCGCGCAATGTCTTCCCGACTGCGTTAGGCTACGAGCCCGTCAAGGCATATTCGGCCGTCACTGGCGCATTGCCATCTGCCTGGATGGGGGGGAGGACCTTCATTGGCGTGGACGGGACGGTCGTTCCTTTGGCTGGCACCAACGCTGGCCTCTACGCTTATATTTCAGGCGCGTGGACGAACAAGTATAGCGCGTCTTATTCGAACAAGTGGCAGTTCGCGCAGTTCGGGGATTTGGCGATCGGTGTTCAGGGCGCGGCCCCAGTCAAATACACGATTGCGAGTGCCACAGGAGCGCTGCTCGGGGGTTCGCCGCCGAACGGGGCCTTCATCACGACGGCGAAGGACTTTGTGGTGATCTCAGGCGTCGATAGCGCCAATTCGACGGTTTATTGGTCCGCGATCAACAATCCCGAGGGGTGGACGCCGGGGACAGGACAGAGCGACACGCAGGTTCTTCCAGACGGAGGGAAGGTCACTGGGCTCGCCGGGGGCGAGTATATGCTGGTCTTCCAGCGGGATCAGATATGGCGAGGACAATATGTCGGCCCGCCGTTCATCTTCCAGTTCGACAAGGTTAGCCAAGGGATTGGCTGCATCGCCCCGAACTCGATCGTTCAGGCAGGGAGGACGGTCTATTTTCTGTCATCGCGAGGGTATTGCTCGTTCACAGATGGCGCGATCGATCTGATCGGTGCGAACAAGATCGATG